CGAACTCATCCGCGGGACGATCATTGATGGCGAGGCAAAAGATGCTGGCGCGATCGTCGATGTAAATGAAAGCCTGGCCTCGATGCTGATGGCCACTGGCAAGGGTATTCCCGCCGCCGACAAACCGAAAACGGTCGATCGCTCGGTCAATCTCTCGACCTCGAGCGCACCGAAAACCAAAACGCGCAAGGCTGACTGATGGCTGTCGAAACCGCGGACGATCTGGCAATCTTTGTCGGTGTCAATGATTTTGGCACCGCTGCAACATATACGCCTGTCGGTGGCTCGGCCTCGACCGTCAACGGTATCTTTGACAATGACATCGTGGAAGTGGACGCGGGCGGGAACATCCCGATGGCGATCCGCCAGCCGCGTTTTCTATGCCGCACCCAGGACATCGCGAACGCTGTCGATGGCGATGCCCTGGTGGTGAACTCAGTGAATTACACGATCCGCGTCGTGGACCATGATGGAACGGGGATGACAACCCTGGTCCTGGAGAAAAACTAAATGGCACACGTTCGCAAACTTATTCGAGACAACATCGAAACAACCCTGACGGGCCTCACGACAACGGGGTCGAATGTGTTTGCCTCGAGGGTTTATCCAATACAAAGCGCCAGGATGCCTGGTCTTTGTATCTACACCTCGAGCGAGCAAATTGAGGCTCTAACGATTAAGCCGCCGCGGGGTCTCATCCGCTCGCTCGAGGTGTCAGTCGAAGCCTATGTGGAAAGCGCGATCGCGGACGATGATCTCGATACGATCGCGACCGAGATCGAGGCGGCAATGGCGGCGGACATCACGCGCGGCGGCAATGCAAAGGACACAAAACTCACCTCATTCGAGGCCGAGTTTGCTGGTGAGGGCGAAAAACCCGTGGTCGTGGGTCGATTTATTTACGAAATCCTGTATTCTACGACCGAGGCGGACGCTGAAACAGTTTATTGATAGGAGGGTCCGATAATGGCAAAACGGATTCAAGTTTATCCCCCGAACGGCGGCGAGCCGATCGAAATCTGGGATCAAGATTTAGTCTCGATGGAGGCTAAAGGATGGCGAACGGAGACCCCGCGCTCATCCAAAACCAAGGCGACCAAGGCATCCGCTGAGGCCGCAAAAACCGAAACCCCAAAAGAGGAATAAGCTATGGCTACTTTTGCAGGAAGCGGGGGCGTTATCAAAATCGGCAGCAACGCGGTTGCCGAGGTTCGCTCTTACTCGATCGACGAAACTATGGACACTCTCGAGGACACCGCAATGGGTGACACCTCGCGGACCTACAAGGCGTCGCTCAAGACGTTCTCAGGCTCGGCAGATGTGTTCTTTGACGACACCGACACCAACGGCCAGGGCGGTCTGACTGTCGGTTCCACTGGCACCCTATCGATCCAAATGGAAGGCGACACCACTGGCGATCACCTTCTGAGCGGCTCGATCCTGGTCACTGGCCGCACGATCACTGCCTCTTTCGATGGCATGGTCGAGGCGTCCATCACGTTCCAGGGAACGGGTGCGCTTACTGAGGGCACCGTTGCTTAAACTATAGGAGAAGAAAATGGCGGCTAATTCTAAATCCTCGGGCATGAGCGCGATCGAACGCGCAAAGGCTCATTACGCAAACCAACCCACTCGGGAGATTTCGGTCCCCGAGTGGGCCGACGAAGATGGAAACCCTTTTGTGTTTTGGTCTCGGCCATTCACGCTGCAAGACCAGGGCAAATTGCAATTCGCGGTGAAAAGCCAATCGGAAGCCGACGCGCTCGCCGAGGTTTTGATAATGAAAGCGATCGATGCCGAGGGGAATAAAATCTTCAACGTGGGCGACAAGGTGGCCCTGCGGAACTCGGTGGACGCAAATGTCCTGGCGAGGATCGCGAACCAGATCATGGGCGGGAACGCTGAGGAACTGGAAAAAAACTAAGAAAGAGCGAGGAACGGCAATTCAAGTTTTTTCTCGCTGAGAAACTGGGCAAGACGGTCGAACAAATTGAGGCCGAAATGTCAGTGGATGAATTTCTCGAGTGGGCGGTTTATGCTGAACTGCAACATGAGAGACAGAAACAGGCGATGAAAAAACATGGCGCAAACCAGGCTCGAAACCCGCCTCACCGCAAGAGATGAAACGGCTCGCGCGTTTCGGACGCTCAATTCCTCACTAAGCACGGTTGACGCGGCATTCACCCGCGTCGCCGCTGTTGCGGCTGGTTTGGGTGCGGTGTTCGGTGGGGTCTTTGTTCGCGATCTTTTGAACGTGAACCGTGAGTTCCAAAGCCTGAAAGCCTCGCTCATAACCTTCACGGGATCGATCGAAAATGCGGATGGAGCGTTCCGCATTTTGCGCGATTTCGCAAAGACCACCCCGTTCTCTCTGGCCGAGGTGGTCTCATCCTTTAACATCCTGGTGGCCCAGGGTATTCGCCCGACCGAAAAGCAACTGACATCGTTCGCGGACATCGCGGGCGGGACATCCAAATCGATCGAGCAATTCGCCGAGGCGGTGGCGGATGCGACGGTCGGCGAGTTCGAGCGCCTCAAAGAGTTCGGCATCCGCGCCTCGAAAGAGGGCAATCAACTCACGCTGTCGATCGGCAACTTTACGAAAACGATCAACAACGATTCGGATTCGATCCTCGCGGCCCTGGCCGAGATCGGGGAACTGCAATTCGCGGGCGGTGCGGCCCGTCAAGCGGCAACCCTGGGCGGCGCAATTACGAACTTGCGCGACAATATCGACGAATTTTTGTTCTCGATCGGCGAGCAAGGGTTCTCTGGGGAACTGTCGAAGGCGATCAAAATCCTGTCCGATATGATCTCGGGCAATGAGGAACTCGCCAAATCGATCTCGGACAAGATGACGGTGGCGCTATATGCCGCTGTCGCCGCTGTTCGGTTCCTGGTGGACAACCTCGACACGCTATTGCTGGCGCTGAAAACGGCGTTTGCCCTGGCGGTCATTCGGCGGATCATCACAACGGGCAAAGCGATCATCGATTTCGGCAAGGCTGTCGTGAAATCACAGATCGCGGTCGCGGCATTTACGACCCTGATGAAACTGTCAAAGGGCAACCTTTTGGCCCTTGGGGTCGGCGCGGCTGGTGCGGCCTTGCTTTATGATGAGTTTTCGGAATCGATCAATGGCGTGATCCAATCCTTGGGCGACAATATTCGCCTTGGACGCCTCGAGGAAACTGTCCTCGATGCCCTGGGCCTATCCGCTCGCGACCTCGAGGATTCATTCAACGATCTCGCTGGCGAAATCGATATGACGGACGAATCGTTCGTTAGCAATACATCATCGATCCTGGATTTCATCCCCGCGATCGGTGACGCTGGATCGGGGATGAACAACGCCGCTGGTTCCGCGGCATCGCTCGACCAGGCGATGAAAAACGTCAAACGGGCGATCGATCCTGTCGGCACGGCACTGGGCGAACTGACCGCGGAAAATACTTTGCTGAAACGCGCGGTGGACGCTGGCACGATCACCCAGGAACAAGCGATCCAGATTATGAACCGCATGAGCCGCGAGGCTCTGGGCCTGGACACCACCCTCGATGAACTGCGCGATCGTCAACTCAAGGTTGAGGCCGCGTTCAAGGCTGGCGTCATCACGACCGCCGAATATGAAAAGGCGATCAATGACATCAAGGGCGCGGTGGTCGATTACAACGCCGAGAATCAACGGACCTATGGCGCTGGCGCGATTAAGGGGATCAAGGATTATTATCAATCGATCTCTGACAACGCCAAGAACGCGACAACCTTTGTCGCTGGCGCGTTCGGTGGCCTCGAGAAATCGCTGTCGGATTTCTTTTATACTGGCGACCTGAATTTCGGGACGTTCATCGATGCCATCAAACGTGGCCTGGCCGATCTTGCCGCAAAGGCGGTGATCTCTGTCGGTCTGAATTTCCTGGGCAAGGTGTTCCCCAACCTGGCGTTCGCCGATGGTGGTTTGGTTCCAGGATCGGGCGGACCGCGGGCCGATAACATCCTGGCGCGGGTTTCTTCTGGCGAATATGTTATCAAAGCCTCGAGCGTTTCCAAATTCGGCTCTGGGTTCTTTGATGCCTTGAACGCTGGCCAGATGCCCAGCATGGGCGGCGGTGGATTTGGCGTCGATGCTGGCCTGATGGAAAGCCTGGCCCCAGGGTTTTTCCTGGGCGGCATCATCAAGGGCATCGTGAATATCGTCAAAGGCGTGGTGAAGGCGATCACAAACGTCATCAAGGGCGTCGTGGATGCGATCAAATCGGTGGTCGGTGCGATCTCTAACGCTGTCAAAAGCCTGGTCGAATCCATCGTGAGTGGCGACCTTTTGAACATTGCGGCATTTGCCCTGCCATTCATCTTGCCAGGCGTCGGTGCGGCAATCGCTGGCAACCTCGCGGCTGGCACTGGGTTCATCGGCTCGGTCTCTGGCGGCATCTCGACCGCCTTTGCGAACGGCATCATGGGCGCTGGCAATCTGGCATCGATCGCCACCTCGGTCGGCATCGAATTTGCCAAGGGTGCAGTGATCGACAAGATGTCGGACACTATCGCCAGCAAGGTTCTAGGGGTCACGGATGGCATGGCATCCGCTGGCGGCGCATACGAACAAGCGCGGGCAGATCGTTTCGGGCGCCTATACAATGACGCAGCGCCTTACTTGGCGGGGATGACGGGCGCCAGGTTCAACGCTGGCGACAATGTTCGCGTGGGCGAGCGCGGCGAGGAATTGCTGATCCCTGGCCGCAATGGATCGGTGGCGCCGATCAAAGGCTCGGCGAACGATCTGATCGATGTCGTGAAAGACATGAAAGAGGAAATCGTGATGTTGCGCCGCCAGATGAGCCGCGTCATCGCGGGCGGTCAACTGTCGGGGGCGCGTTCATAAATGGTGGCAACAACTCTCGCCCAACTGGTCGCGAACCCATATGCGAAAAAGAAATATCTGGTCATCCTGAAACCTTACGACCTCGATACCTCGAGCGAGGTGACGCTATATTTCTCGGGTGAGGGTTTTGTCACTGAGCCGACCGACACGCCAGCGAACACCCTATTCGAGCCGCGCCTGGTCGAACCGATCTCATTCTCGAGATCGATGTTCGGCAGCGGTCGGATTGGCGGCTATTCTGTTCCTGGATATGGCGAACTGATCCTTACCAACGCCGACGGCGGCCTCGATGATTTCGCCACATATGCCTGGGATGGTCGATCGGTCGAGGTTCGCGTCGGCGAGGATGGCGCCGCGTTCCAGTATTATTTCACGATCTTTACGGGCCAGGCAAAGACTGTCGAGTTCGATGATCTGTTCATCCGCGTGATCTTGCGAG